CAATTGTCCAGTTATCGGGACACGCACGTATGCCCCGCTGGTGTTTCTTACTTTCCGCCTGTGGAATCCGAACACCCTGCCGCCAGAATTGTCGTATTCGCTGTCGTACCTCAACCTCAAGAGGTCTGCCGCGTTAGCACCGTTGCAGAGGTACGAGGCCAAGAACAGACCCAGCCATCTTTTAACGCCCTTCGGCTCTTCCCCGACAGACACCCAGTAATCCCAAATCCTCTTCATATCTTCTTTGGTGAAATAACTGGACTGTCTTTTTCGCGGTTTCTCCAATTGCACTTTGTCAAGCTCGTAAGGTTTTGAACGTGTCAGTTTAGGGTCTCCCTTCACATATCCGAGATATTGGCCGTAATGCGTGATGGACTGCAACAGCGCGAAATAGGTTTTTATCGTGGCGGTTGATTTGCCTTCGCTTTTCAGCGTTTTGTGGAGATTGGATGCAAACTGCGAGTTCACATCGGACATTTTCACTATTCCGTAGTGTGTTTCGATTGTACGCAACAGCGTGCGGTAGTTTCGGAACGAAGAGCGTCCCTCGCTGCGCATAATCGTCATCTTTTCCGTTACAAGCTCGTTTAACGACCGACCGTCTTTTTTCATCTTTTTCATTTTTCACATTTTTTGGTTAGTTTATACTTTATAACTATTTGATTATCAAATATGCCCGCCATTTTGATGCTGGCAAGACGAAATAATCCATATAATAAATCTTGACCAGATAAACCGCTGTACCAAAGAACTTTAGGTACAAAAACCTAATTTATGCCACCCACAGAGGTGGCTTTTTTTTGTGCCGCAAAACTACAAATTATTCCAATACGCAACACACACAGCCATATTTTTTTTATGAGAACTCCACTGACACGGGCTTCAAATAAGTGGATAAAATAAAATTAAAATGGCCAGACCGTACACGGATGAGGAGCGTAAGAAGCTCAAAAGGAAATTTTTGAAACTCTACAAAGAGAATTATGCTTTGATGTATGATGCGTGCGACAAAATGAACGTGTCAAGGGAGACTATATACAATTGGATGGAAGACGATGAAGAGTTCAAAAAGAAGGTGGAACATATAAAAGAACACGTTGGGGACATTGTTGAAGGGAAGCTGATGGAGAAGATATTACAGGGAAACACAGCCAGCATAATGTTCTATCTCAAGACACAGAGACATTGGAAAGAGACCTCAAAAGTTGAGGTTGAAAGTATCGGTGACGTGGATGTAAAAGCCGCTATTGAAGAGATAAGAAAGGAATTGGCTGATGACAACGAATAGTCTTGGTATAGGGAAAACGTATTTGAAATTCTTCGTTGACAATATAGACAGCCGTTATGTCATTTCAATCGGAGGCCGTAGGTCTGGAAAGTCATTTGCCACAGCAAAGTGGTTGAGGTTTCTTGCCAGCGGTAAACCGATAAAGATTCTTGTAATAGCAGCCACATTTCCAGCCATACAACTTGTAATAGAAGATTTCCAGAGAGCTACTGGATTGACCGTCACTGGCTCAATGATATATGGATACAGTTGTAAATTGAGTAACGGAAGTCTGTTTCAGTTCAGAGCGTTCCCAGAGAGCCAGCGAGTTCAAGGGACAACAGCGGATTACATCTGGTTTGAAGAATTTTTGAATATACCAGAAGAAGTTATCAGAGTTGCAACTATGTCTTGTACTGGACAGATGTATTTTACAGCCAACCCAACAAGAAAATCAAAACTGTTGAAAGACTACATTAACAAAGACGGTTCTAACTACTTGAAAACCACGTACAAAGACAATCCATACCTTACACCAGAGCAAGTTAAGGAGTTTGACGATATTAAGTTACGTTCACAGCTTCCAAATGCCACTATGTATGATATTTACTGCGCCAAAGTTTATTGTGACGGTGATTTCAGTGACCTCATCGGCAGATGTTTTGAAAAACTTGAATACATAACCAAAGAAGACTATTTCAACGTCCCGAAAGAAGAGGTAATATTTATGGATTTGGCTTTCGGAGGTGCTGACAAGACGGCGGTGTGCGGTTTCAAGATGTGGAACAACAAACTGTACATACACACCTATATGTACAAACAAGGAACAATAAACGCAAAGGAGTTGGGTTGGGATTTGGTGGATTGCGGTTTCAATGCTTACACGCCCATATTCGCGGACTACGGAGGTGTCGGAAGGCAGATACTTGACTGTCTTATCACGGCGCAACAGAACGATGAATTGTGGACTGAACCAGAGTTGAAAAACGGTTTCTCAATCGCCAACGTGTTGAAGGGAAGGGTTTTGGAGAGCGTTATGGCGTTGATGGCATTGGATTCAATAGTCATTGACGATTCAAACATTGAAACAAGAATGGAGTTTGAGAACGCGCAACTTGACGAAAACCAGAAACTTACTGGAGAAAACGACCATACAATAGCGTGTGCGAGGTATGCAATAAACTACTTCCACGCTGTTGGACAATAATAACAAAACACAGACAGTATTTTACACTATGATAATTGATTCAAATTACCTCTTGGAGTTCGGATTGCAGATTTCCGATGAGATAACAGAAGACAAACTGGCAAGGGCGATAAAAACAGCCGAACAATACGTTATTAAGCCCCGTTTAGGGTATGAACTGTACGCAGATATAGTGGAAGACCCGACAGCTTACGAAACGGTCTTGAACGGCGGTTTATTGGTGCAGGATGACAAACATATCTATGTCGCTGGTTTGAAGGAAGCGGAAGCCCATATCGCTTTCGGAATCCTTATAGCTGGTGACGTGAACGCCACGGCTTTCGGTTCGGTACTGAAAAACGATGACTATTCCACACACGCTGACGAAGACAAATTGAGACGCACTGGTATGATGCACACTGAAATAGGTATGCAGTATCTCAAGGAAATAACAGACTATTACAAGATAGACAACACGGCCAAGCCGTTGCCTAACATCTGGGAAGAGCTTATCTAAAAGAACTCACTATGTTTTTGTTGCATATAGATAGGATGTTAAGAAGAATAAACTGGTTTGCCTACCAATTACTGTATAGACTGCCATTCGGAATTTGAATTTGAAATATGGGAGACATTTTAAGAAAGGCCGTTGACCACAACTGGGCTTTTTGGATATGCTTGGGAGTCAGCATTTTACTGATATTAGGTGGAGCGTTTACACCCCCGCCATTTATCATAGACAGCTCAATATTCATAGCAACAGGAGAGATGTTCGGGTTTGCGTCATTATGGGCTTTATACAAGGCGATAGACAAGGGAGTGGATGCAAGGATAAAAAAAGGTGATACGGACATTCACATAATAAACGAGGATAAAGAAGACAAAGAAGATGGATTATCTGAAAATTAACAAGGTTGCAAAATGGATTACGTACAGTCTTATGGCCGCTTTCGTGGTCGTGTTCATCATACTGTGCGTTGCCGTAGGGCAGAAGAACAAGGCAATCAAAAAATTAAAATCCAATTACACAGACCAGACAGAACTGGTTATCAAAGCTAATGCGAGAGCTGACAGCTTGGCGAAACTGGAGTGTGTCACGGTGAACAACACCGTTGTCATTAACCAAAAAGGGCTGGTCAACACGACACAGGCCAACCAAATAAGCAAGACCGTTGCCACATACACACGTGATGAGGTTTTGCACGCTCTTGACAGTCTGAATAAGCAGAAGTAATTTACACTGATATGGGATTATTTGACCGAAACAAGAAGAAAGACATTGACGTGTTCCGTAACGCAATAAATATCAATGACTTGAACGAGAACGCATATTTCAAACCGTTTTGTTGGGATTGGAAGAAGAAAGGCAGATTTGAATTTTCAAGGTTCTTCCTTCAACTGATTACCAACAGAATATTCAACGGTATGAGGAACGTGACTTGGGATACTACTGAAATTTCATACCTCGGAACGGACATAGCCAATTTCATTGACAAGAACGAGCAACTTCTGTTGTGGAGCTACTGGACAAACGGATATATGGTGGTTATGGTTGACAAGAGCGGATTACTGCGCCTTCCGTATCAGAACGAATTGAGATTAGACGCAAACGGTTATGTCATCAACAAGAACGCCATTGTCATTTATTCAGACCCATACGTGACGGAGAGAAAGACACATTTCGGTCTGGCTATCCCCATTCTGAAAAACATTAACAGCAACCTTAACAATGCCAATTTCGCAACAGAAAACCTCGGCGCGTTGGGTATATTGTCAAGTAAGGCAGTTCCGTTAAGCCCAGCTGGTAAAGAAGAATTGAATGAAAAACTGGCCAAAGAATATGGATTGAGCGAAGACCAATTCAGATTTATTCTGACAAACCAAGAAATGGCTTATACGCCTATCAATTTGCCGATAAAGGATTTGGCATTCAACGACAAAGTGAAAGACGATTTGAACTGGCTGTGTAATTTTTTCTGCATATCTCCAGATATGGTGTTCGGTCAGTCAACATACAACAACAGCGAGGAAGCAACAAAAGCGTTCTATCGTACTTGTATTCAACCACTTGCTGAAACATTGCTGCAATTGGCAAGGACGTTGTTCGTATATATGGACACTGAATTGAAACCGTCAACGATATTGACTTACAGAATAACAAACATCCCAGAGCTGAACAAACACCTGTCAACCGAATGCGAGGAGAAAACGGCGTATCTGGATTTGCTTATGAAACTTGACCAAGCTGGTATTGACGTTAGTGCCGACATCCAGAAACTTTACGAAATGGCAAAAAAAATGCTGGATAATGTATAAATAACTACTTGTAATTTGCACACAATGGAAAACAAAATATATTTGAACGACCTTGAAGACAATCTGGTTTTCAAAAACAGCGATGACAAACTTGAAATTGAAGGTTATTGCTGTCACTTCAACAGAAAGAACCTCAACGGTGAGATTATTTACAGAAGCTCTTTTGATACCTTTTTCACCGCATACGAAAAGGGTACAATCAGACCATTGATTAACCACGAGCATAACAACGACAGAATCATAGGTGGCATTGACGATTTGGACAGAGACGATACTGGCCTTTACATTGTCGCACACCTCAACAAGAACATACCTTTTGTGGAAGAATGGCTGATACCTAACATAATGAGCGGTGACATAAAGAACTTTTCAACAGAGGGATTCCCAGTCGGTGGAATCAATTCAATCAAAATCAACGATGACAAAAGCTATTCGGTGCTTGATTTTATGTTGACAGCCGTAGCCATCGTGAACCATCCAGCAGACTGGACAGCAGATTTCACTGTCAAAAACTATCTGTCAACAAAACCGACAGAAGAAGAGGTTAAAGAGACTGTGAACAAATCAAAATGGTATCTATTTTAGAGTTCTCCATAACCGTGGACAGCAAACAAATAGACAAACGAATAATAATTCTTTAACAATAAGGAGTACAATGAAGAAACAATTTATTGAATATCTCCAAAACTCATTGACCGAAAAACAAAACATTTTGTCAACCAACACTTTGAGTGAGGAAGACAAGACTTTGTTGGAAAACCAAGTGGCCAACCTTGAGCAAATGATTCAGAAACTTGACGAGGCCGAAGATGAAATCACCAATGAGCAGATGGAAGACATTAAAAATCAAATCAATACATTAAATGACAAGCTCACTGCTTTGAATGAGAAGATAAACTTAAACAAAAATAACGAAGACAACAAAGAAAACGAGAATAAAATGGGAAACTATTTATCAACACAGAATGCTGTTAAGGATTTCGTAACTTGTATCCGCAACAGCCACAATTCACAAGAGTTCCAGAAAAACTGGAATGACATTCTTTTAGCAAACGAAGCCCAAGACGGTTTGAATTTCGCAGAAGGCACACAACAATTCTACGTTCCAGATTACGTCCGCTCTAAAGTGGAAGACCTATGGCAAAAGGGTAGTATGTGGCTTTCAGATTGCGTAAATAGCGGAGCGCGTAGGTTCGTTGTAAGATTCAATTCTGATGAGGTAGCTGGTACTGACCAAAGAGCCAAAGGTTGGAAGAAAGGCGTTACCAAAACCTCCCAGAAATTAAATCTTTCTGCAAAGACCATCACTCCTCAATTTTTGTTCAAACTCATTGACATTGACAGAATGACCGAATGGGAATCAGACCAAGATTTGCTTGACTATATCCTTTCAGAAATCGTTAATCAGCTGCTTGCAGAAGTCCGTATGAGTATATTAGTTGGAGACGGACGTAATGTTGACGATGACTTCAAAATCACATCATTTGAAACTATCGCAAAGGACACTACCGACTTGTTCACCACTGTTTTGACAGCTGAATCAACGTTTATAATTGATGACATCCGCAAAATGGTCGATGAAATCCGCAATGAGGAAGGAAACGACATCTATTTGTTCCTCAACAAGACAGATTTCCGCGCCATCTCACGTGTGGCCGCTTCCGAAACCTCAACCCCAGTGTACCTTTCTGACGAACAAGTTGCTGAAATGTGCGGTGTGGCAAGAGTGTACAAAACCGATTTGTTAGGCGGTGAATCTGCTTATAAAGCAATTGCCTTCATCCCGAAGAAATATACATTGGTTGGAGCTGGTATCAACGCTATTGAAATGACCACGCAGCATAACATCTATTCCAATGTGACAGCCACACGCGGCGAGTTCCCGCTTGGTGGAGCAATCTCTGGTTTGAAATCAAGTGCAGTTCTTAAAGCTGGCAACTAATCAAGAGTAAAAACTACACAACATAATTTATACGCGATGAACGGCGGGCGAAGTCGCAGTAACCCGCCATAATTAGAATAACAAAAACAAAAAACATATACAACAATGGCATCAAATCTATGTGAAAAATTCATAAAGGGCTGTGTTTCAGTGGAAGATTGTGACAATATTGGTTTCGCTGGCGTTTCCAACACTGGTTGGATTGCAAACTACGCAGACATTGACACCGTTACATACGATTCCAACAACGGTAACATCGTTGACGGCATTACTATGAAGACCGAAAACAACGAAAGCAAATGTTTCTTCCCTATGACCGTTATGGGCAACCAGCCGTATCAAGGTTCTAACACCTCTTTGGTTATCGGTGACTATGGTAACAGATTTACACACGTTGTCAACATTTCCATTTTGGACAACAGTCCTAAATTGAGCAATGAAGTGCTTGATAATCTGGCAAATGGTCGTTTCGTGGTAATTTTGGAAAACGACTTCAAAGACGCTAACAACACCAACAGATATTCAATCTACGGTCTTGCAAAAGGACTTAAGGCAACAAATATTTCACGTGACCTTTACGACAACGAAGCCGCTTGGATTTGCGAATTATCCGAAGAGGGCAACCCGAAATCTGAAACTTTCGTTAAAGCCAGCATAATGTCTGGTCTTGAATGCGACTGCGAGTAACAGACACACGAAAACAAAATATGAAGCGACCAATCACGGTCGCTTTTTTTATGCGAGTTCTTTTGTACAACCAACGGCAAATAAGTGATAAATATTCAGATTATGACAAGAGAAGAAATGACAAAAAAAGTCCTTGCTATAAAAAATCCGAAAATGGAAAAGGATGTTATTTATGAAATAGCGAATGAATTAGGACTGAAATTAAAAAAGACTGAATGTGGAAAGTGCTTACGTGATTACGTGGCAATTTTGAAAGAACAACTTGGTTTAATTGAAAACGCTGCCGATGAAAGCGATTTCAACAACACTGGCGAATGGGTTTATTTGCTCAAGAAAAAGCAATCGTGGCACGGCCATATTATTGACCAATACACAGACCCAGACATAATCGCGCAATTCGTGAAAGACCATCCAAATGGTTATTATGCGAGAAAAGAACAAGAAACTATAAATAACGAAATCTAATTTATATTAAAATGAAATTAAACGATGTAAAATTTACTCCAGCAACCAATGCTGTTGCTGACGTATATACAAAGGCCACTGGTATGCCCATTGTGGGTGAGATGATGGTGGCCGCAGCTGGACAAGGCGGTGAGCCGACACCGACCAAAGCGGAAGCTCCAACATACACATATTCACAAGAAACCACATATTGTTCCAACTACGATGTTACGCTTTACGGTGATTTGACTGTTAATCTTGCCACAACAACGCCTAATGCAACCATATATTATAAATCTTCAATAACATCCATACCAGTTTCAGCTGAAGATTTTAATTGGGATATTTATAGCGATTGGATAATTTCATCAAGCCGTACATTCAACATAGGTGGCGCTTTTGACGGTAATGCACTGATGATTGCATACGCAGCAGCTGACGGTATGGAGAACAGTGATTATACATATATTACTCTTCCTTACAATACAACTCAAGCCAGAACTTGTGATGAAATCCCAACAATTTACGACTTGAATATTGAATTTACGGGAGTTGGACAAGCTACGGTTTCAGCAAGTGCGAGAGTTGATTATTCTGCCGATGAGATATATTACAGAATCGGTGGAGTGGACATCAGACTAAAACCGATGGAAGGCGACTACACCCAACTTGAACTTGATAATGATTATACAAATCGGTTTGAAGATATAACTTCAACAACTCTTTACGGAACGATTGAAGTGTTTTCTCCAGAGCAAGGTGAAAATATCGCAACATTTGAATTAGAAGCGACTGTAACGCCTATGTTTGATGTCTTTGATATTTCCGTCCAAGAATACGATGTTGACGATTACTCCATAAACGGAAGCGGTGATTTTGTCCCGAGAGAAATGTTTGATGGTGGTTGTATAGCTGAATTTCAAGGTTGTCAAAACCAAATATCATTGTATATTGGTGACGGTTCATTTGATGGAACTTATAGCGGTGTCGCGGATTTCCAAGACGGCGGAAGTGTGACGGTTACAGATATTAACAACAACATTTCTTGGAGTGGCACATATAGATATAATTCGTTGCCTTAAAAATAACTGAACATAATTTACACAATATATGGCAAAGACAAGAATATTACCAATTCCGCTCGGCGGTGGCGGTGGTGAGTGCAATTTGCAACAGAAAACCGCCACTCCAACCACATCCACCCAGACAGTCAGACCAGACGCTGGTTATGACGGTATGTCAAGAGTGACGATAGAGGGTGTTGATGCGAATATTGACCAGAACATCACCCCAGAAAACATCAAGGACGGAGTTGAAATACTCGGTGTGACTGGAACTTACGAAGGCGAAGGCGGACAATGCAACCTTGAGCAAGGGAAAATTATCAACCAAAACGGAACGTATGACGCGCAATTGGACGGTTATGACGGTTACGGAGAAATAGTGGTTGACGTGCAAGGCGGATGCAACCTTGAGAATGGAAAGACAATCACCCAGAACGGCTATTATGATGCCCAGAGCGATGGATATGACGGTTTTGACGCGGTTGATGTGCTTGTACAACCGAATGTCGGAAGTTTGTTTGTCGTTCCGCAAGTAATGCAACAGACTTTCAATGCTTCATCTGACGGTTACGATGGATATGACACGGTGGATGTCGCTGGAATGAACCTTCAATCAAAAACAATTACGCAGAACGGCACGTATGACGCGCAAAGCGATGGATATGACGGTTATTCGTATGTTGATGTTGACGTACAACCGAATGTCGGTTATAAATTAATAACCCAGAACGGCTATTATAATGCACAGAGCGATGACGGTTGGGACGGCTATTCCGAGGTTGACGTGCAAGTTACACCTAACATTTCACACGGTGACGTTTTCACGCCTTCCACGCAGCAACAACAAATAACAGCTCCGATGGCAACTGACGGTTACAACGATTTCACCATTGAGGCCGTGGATGCAAACATTGATGCGAATATTCAAGCTGGCAATATAAAGGACGGTGTTACAATTTTGGGTGTCACTGGCACGTACACTGGAGGCGGCAGTGTTGACTATAACGAACTGTGTTTCACCGCAAACGAAGCAAACTGCACTGTGGAGATTGAGAATAGCGGCACGAATGCACCCGTTATGTACTACTCAACGGATGGAAGACAGACTTGGGCTTTGTGGGATTACTCAACAATCACTCTACAGAACGCTGGTGACAAGGTTTACTTTTACGGCAACAATCCAAACGGATTCTCAACATCTGATAATGATACCAGTATGTTTGTGACAAGCGGTGATTTGTCGGTCAGTGGTAACATAATGACCCTTTTGACAAGGGACGGCTCTATGACAACCATACCGTCTAACGATTGTTTTACATATTTGTTTAGTGACACAAGCATAACATCAGCGGATGATTTGGAGCTTCCAGCGACGACACTGGCAAATAATTGTTATTGTGGTATGTTTGATGGATGCGCAAGTCTTGTATCTGTTCCAGAGCTTCCAGCAACAACAATGGCACAATGTTGTTATTATGGTATGTTCCAAGGATGCGCAAGTCTTGTAAATGCGCCAGAGCTTCCAGCAACGACACTGGCACATCAATGTTATGATTATATGTTCTATGAATGCACCAGTCTTGTGACCGCTCCAGAGCTTCCAGCAACGACATTGGCGGATTGGTGTTATGAATATATGTTCTATGGATGCACAAGTCTTGTATCTGCACCAGAATTGCCAGCAACTACGCTGGTAAATAATTGTTACGACAGTATGTTTGAAGACTGTTCAAATCTGAATTACGTTAAAGTCGGTGCTACTTTTTGGGACGAGAATTACGCAAACAATTGGCTTAACAATGTTTCACCTACTGGAACATTCGTCAAACCTTTTGAACTTGTTGTAGGAACTGGTACTGGCGAGATACCTTCTGACAATCCAAACGGAATCCCAGTTGGTTGGACAGTCAAAATCGGAGACCTTGACAAACACGCTTTATGCTTCACAGCAGAAGCCGCAAATGTTGACATATCAATCTCACGTTCAGACACTTTCACTTTACCCACTTTGTATATCACTACTGATGACGGCGCAACTTGGACGCAGATGCAGCTCCAGACATCGTACCGTATCAAGAATATTGGTGACAAGGCGTATGTATATGGAAACAACACGGCGTTGTCAACAGATATGACACACTATCTGTATTTCTCAACAAGCGGTCTGTTTTCCATCAGCGGAAATCTCACCACACTTCTGAATCCAAACGGAACAACCACATTGCCAGATTACGCTTTCAACGGCTTGTTCATAAATAACACGAGACTGATTAAAGCCGATTTGACGATTCCAGTCACTTCCGTTGGATTACGCTCTTTGTACGGTACTTTTGAGGGATGTAGTCAAATGGTTGAATGCAATCTTGAATTGTCAGCAACGACACTCGGAGACAATTGCTACGGTAGAATGTTCTACGGATGCACGAGATTGAGGAATACACCTACGACATTACCAGCAATGACACTTACAGACGCTTGTTACAATGATATGTTCAGCGATTGCACATCAATCACAACAGCTCCAGAATTGCCAGCCACCACACTTGCAACAAACTGTTATGCTGGTATGTTCCATAATTGTGACGCGCTTGTAAACGCACCAGCCACTTTGCCAGCAACAGCAACGGCAAGCAATTGTTATGACGGTATGTTTAATCTTTGCGAAAACCTTGAAAAAGCTCCAGAGATATTCTCCAACACGTTTGACAGTAATATGCACTATATGTTCCGTCAATGCCACAGTCTGAACTATATTAAAGTTCATTGCACGACTTGGGACACTTCTAATGACACGAAATGGGTTGAAAACGTTGGTGCAAGTGGTACTTTTGAAAAACCTTCTGGAACGACCGTCCCGACTGGAACAAACGGAGTACCGACTGGATGGACTGTTGTTGACTTCTAACGATATAAACTAACAAAACCGATACGATATAAACTAACAACACTAATTTATACAAGGTGGTCAATATGGCCACCTTTTTTATTGAGTTCTTTTCATCGGAGGCCTACAAATAAGTGGATAAAATCAAAAAGAATATGAGATATATTGATTATTTGACAGCTAACAACCAGACTGGCGAATGGGATGCGCAATGCAAAATTGACACTGGAATAGCTATGACAGACCCAGACATAACCATTCGTATCAAATACAAGCAGAAATATCCATCCAGAGGATGGACTTTCTGTGACAGGATAGTT